GATCAAATACATTAAGTATTAGTCGCATTGATGGTGTTATTCTATATCAATGTTATAAGTTAATGTGTTCTGAAGCAGGGGGTATTTACGAAGGGATGACAGCAGGGCAAATAAAAAAACGTATAGCTTCATTAAGTGACAGTAGTTCTGCCCAAGATAGGTGCCAGGAAAATGTACCTATGATCATACCAGAATACATTGTCCCTATAAGTAAGGATAAGAAGTTAATTAACTTTATTAAAGGTTGGGGTCTAGAATATGTAGAATTATTGTATGACGTTAAAGATAAGAGAGCAGTGTTTCCTATACGAAAAGATGGCACAATTATTGATGCCGTAGGTAGATCATTAGTAGGGGGAATACCAAAGTGGTTAAGATACACGGGTGCGGCCGATGTTTATCTTGCGTGTAAAGGGAAATCTAATGGTGTTGCAGTTATTGTTGAGGATGTTATTAGTGCTAACACTATATGTAGTGTGTGTCAAAATGTCACAGGTATAGCTATCTTAGGAACATCATTAAGCCTAAAACATATGGAGTATCTACAGGAATATAAAAAAATTATAGTTGCTTTAGACCCTGATGCTTCACACAAGAACTTGCAGTACAGACGAGAGATAGCGTCTTGGACGGGGATAGACACTATTGCTATGCGTTTAAACGATGATATAAAGTATAGAGAGACAAAGGATCTAATTAAATTAAAAGCACTGTGCGGTTAAATAATGGTGTTCTATCGTACTATTCCATTGTTGAAGGATGCACATTACCCTGCTTGCGTTGGCCTATGCCAGATTGGTAGGGGCAGAGTAATGGAATCTTGGAATGATGGTAAAAGCAGATCAACAAAGTGGTATCTGTGGCCTTTACCAATGAGATGGATTGGTTGGGATAGCAGAGGATCTTATTTAGGAAGAAGAAGAAAGGTAAAATGACAGAAATATCATTATTAAAAACTTTAATGAATAAAGAGTTCTATGAATTACATAAAGGGATACGATGCCCAGACAAAATCTTTACTAAGGATGTCAGAAAAGTAAAGCAGACACTTGATTACGCAATGGAGACATACGATCAGGGGTTATCACTAGCAGATCTGGAAGCTCTGTTTTATGCAACAAACAATACACTTACTACATCTAATAAAGAACAGTACAAAAAGATCTTTCATAAGATAGCTAGTAGCAGTGCTTTGAATACTGAGGTAGCTACGAAGGTTATTTCTAGGATGTTCCAACAGGTGGTAGGCGAAGAGATAGCTAACATCGGCTACGATTATGTAAATGGAACGCAAAACAGTTTAGAGTCTTTACGTAAAATTGTAGAGACATACCAGAATGATTTTACCCCTAACGTAAAGATAGAGTTTGAGGATATGAGTATAAATACATTGATTGAAGCTAACGAAACTGAGACCCAATGGAAGTTTAATATATCTAGCCTAAGACGTAATGTCGAGGGTGTCAGTGAGGGCCACTTCATAATAGTAGGGGCGAGGCCAAACACTGGCAAGACTAGCTTCCACGCTTCTATTATTGCTTCTCCGAAAGGGTTTGCAGAGCAGGGTGCTAAGTGTGTTGTTTTATGTAATGAAGAGGCCGCAAATAGGGTCGGAGCAAGGTACTTATCAGCCGCTACTACTATGTCAATGGAAGAGATAAAAGTTAACCCATCTAAGGCGGCTCTGCGCTACGATAAGGTCAACCCTAACATACATATTAAGGATTCTACAGGTAAAGATCTGAGTTGGGTTGAGGCTGTAGTTAAAGCTACTAAGCCTGATGTATTAATACTTGACATGGGAGATAAGTTTGCCCCACGTACTAGTGACAAGACAGATGTTTATCTTAGGGATGCCGCTATACACGCCAGGAATATAGCTAAAGAATATAAATGTGCTGTCTTTTGGTTGTCTCAACTGAGTGCGGCAGCCGAAGGTTTAGCGATGCCAGATCAGTCAATGTTAGAGGGAAGTAAAACTGGCAAGGCGGCAGAGGCTGACTTGATGATACTTATAGGTAAGAACAGAGTTATCGAAGGGAATGAGATGGAAGACAAAGAGAGACATCTAAACATAGCTAAAAACAAATTGAAGGGCGGCTTTCACGGACGTATAACTTGCCAGTTGGCAGGAGATATAGCACAGTATACAGCGTGAGAATTGTACTAGACGTAGAGAACACAGTTACTAAACGTAATGGCAAGACCCATATGGACCCGTTTGAAGCCAATAACTTTTTGGTACAGGTGGGTACTAAGAATGTAGATGTACCTACGGAACGACATCTGTTGACGTTCGATCACGTTGAATACACTGACCGTAATGGTGATAATTCTAGGCTGTTACAAACTATCTTAGATCAAACTACACTACTTATAATGCACAACGCACAGCACGATCTAATGTGGTTGTGGGCTAGTGGGTTTAAATATGATGGCGACATCTACGATACGATGTTAGCTGAATATATTTTACAGCGAGGGCAGAAGCAACCTCTTAGCTTACTGGCTTGTGCTGAACGCAGAAACTTAACCTTTCAGAAAGATGATACATTAAAGAAATACTTTAAAGAAGGATACAACACAAATGAAATACCGCTTAAAGAACTTACACATTATCTTGGCTGCGACATTGATACTACTTCCGAATTGTTCACTGCTACTATTACCGAAGGCTTCGCCAAAAGCGAGTCCAACGGAATGGATAGAGTTCGAGACATTACCTTCAAAGTCTGTAAAGCCCTTACCCGAATGTATATGCGAGGGTTCAGAGTGGATAGACTCGCCCTTCGAGAAGTAAGGAGAGAGTTTGAGGAAGAGAAGGTTGCAATCCAGGATAGACTATTTAGACAAATAAGAGATTTAATGGGAGACACTCCCGTTAATCTTAATAGCCCTGAACAAGTATCTCAGGTTGTATTTAGTAGGAAGGTAATTGACAAGAAAGAATGGGTTGAACTGTTTGACTTTACGAAAGACTATAAAGAGTTTAGGGATGCCATAGAAACAAACAGTGTAAAACTTAGAAAGACAGTAGCTTTTAGTTGCCCTATTTGTTCTGGTGTTGGTAGTAGGTACAAGAAGAAGAAAGACGGTACTAACTTTAAGAAAGCTAATAAGTGTCCTGACTGTTCAAGTCGAGGCTATCAACTTAGACAGACTAAAGTATTAGCAGGGCTAGGATTTAACCCACCAAATAAAACTTGGGTAAGTGCAAATGGTTTTAGTACCAGTAAAGGCAACTTAGATATTTTAATAGCTACAGCTAAGACAAAACGTATGTCTGTGGCTATACAATTCTTAGAGGATATAAAGCGTCTGTCGGCTGTAAGTACATACCTATCTTCTTTTGTTGAGGGGATAAGTAACTATACTAAAGAGAACGGCTTTCTTCACGTTGGTTTAACACAACATATTACATCTACTGGGCGGTTCTCAGGACGCAACCCTAATATGCAAAATATGCCTAGGGGTGGTACATTTCCAGTGAAGCGTGTCTTTGTATCTCGATGGAAAAGTGGAAGAATATTGGAAGCTGATTTCGCACAACTTGAATTTAGAGTTTGTGCATTTTTATCACAAGATAAGGTGGCTATGCAGGAGATAGCTACAGGGTTTGACGTACACGCCTACACAGCTAAAGTTATCAGCGATGCAGGGCAACCTACAACCCGACAGGTGGCAAAGGGACATACTTTTGCTCCCCTTTTCGGGGCGAGTGGTTTTGGTAGAAGCAGAGCAGAGGCCGCATACTATAAACACTTTAATGAGAAGTATACTGGAGTAGCTAAATGGCACAAGAAACTAGGGGATGAGGCAGTTGATGATGGAAAGATAACTACACCATCAGGAAGACAGTATGCATTTCCTGACGTAGAGAGAAGACCTAATGGTAATTTTAGTCACTTCACAATGATAAAGAACTATCCAGTGCAAGGATTTGCTACAGGTGACATTGTGCCTGTTGTGTTTTTGGAAATGGACAAGAGGTTAGAACCTTTAAACTCTTGCATTGTTAACTCTGTCCACGATTCTATTGTAGTTGATGTACACCCACACGAAAAAGATGCCGTAATACAAATTATTACAGATATGAATAGCAACTTAAATAAAATTATAGAGGAGGCTTACAATGTAAAAATGAATGTACCAATGCTACTAGAAGCTAAAATAGGTTCGAATTGGCTTGACATAAAGGACGTATGTTAGTATAACTATAGCTCTTTCACATATCATATACATATATATAAAAAGGTAAAATTATGAGTTCAGAATTACAAATAGCAGGTGTTGATAACGCCTTATTAGCTGAGATGATGGGTGTATCAGCCCAAGCAAACGACAATTCAAGTAAGTCTACTTTAGCGAGACTTAACATAACACATACGGCTGTTATGGGAGACCTAGACCACAACGGAAAGGTATCAAGAGTTGAAGTGTTACCTGTTGGAACATATAAACTAAAGGATGATGACACATTTGTTTATTGTCTTGCTCCTACAATAAGAATTTTTGCTGTTAAAGAGCAGTGGACACATTGGGATTCAATTAACAATGTTATGGATCGCACAGAGATGGCTAATAATTTATATGGGGACTTAAAAGATTCTAAAGGTACATTTAATATTGGCAGGCCATCAGGGTATTTGACTCCGAAATCCTACCAAGCTCTACCTCAAGACATGAAAGATTTAATGTACAAGGTAAAAAGAACTAAGATACTATTTGGTACTATTAACTTTAATGGTGCGGCCTTAGATGAGGCAGGAAATGAAGTTAGTGGCTATGATGGTGAGATACCATTTATAATGGACACAAAGAATAAAGGTAGTATTGCAGCAATCACTGCCGTTTTAGAAAAAATAAAAAATGACAGTAGTATCCCTATAGAAGCTAAACTTCTAAAGCGCAGTATGACACTTGGTGCTAACATTGAATCAGTGCCAGCAGTGTACGCCACAATGACATTTAATGATATTAAGGAAGTTGGTCTTAATGATAACGACAATGAGGTCTTTAAGTCTTTCCAAGAATGGATAAAGTGGTCTGACACTCGTGTGCTAACTATGTGGAAAGAAAAAAATGCTCCCCTTCTTTCTGATGATGAGTTAGAATTTGTTGATGACTTTGTTGACGTAGTAGGTTCGGCTGTTTAATGGAGAATTTATCAGAGGCAGGCCATTGGTATGACAAAGATGGTTTGCCTACTTACACTATTGTTGGGGCAAATGGTAAAGAAAGAAATACCACCCTAAGAGATGCGAGGCAGTGGGGATACGTCCCCTCTGTTACTACAATAATAGGCGTAGCGGCAAAACCTTCCCTAGAAAACTGGAAAGTAAATCAAGCACTGAACTCTGCAATAACATTAGAGCAGGACCCAGGTGAATCTATAGAAGACTTTACTAATAGGTGTAAGCAAGACTCTAAGAAGATAGGCAGAGATGCCGCTGAACGTGGTACAATTATCCACGCTATGATAGAGCAAGGCTTTATGGGCGGCAAAGAAACAAAAGCCTATAGAGTTATTAAAAATTATTTAGATGAAAACTTTCCTGGTGAAGAATGGATTGCTGAAGACTCTTTTTGTTCTACTTCTGGGTATGGCGGCAAGATAGATTTATATTCTAAATCAGGAATATTTGTTGACTTTAAGACTAAAGATGGTTTAAAAGATAAGCAGGCATCTAAACTTGTCTACGACGATCACGGGATGCAACTTTCTGCCTACGCAGAGGGGTGCAACTTTAAAGAACCAGAAAGAGTATCTATATTTGTAGATAGAGAAGACCCAGAATTGATAGCAGTACATAGGTGGGATAAAAAAACCCACGTAAGGCATATGTCAATGTTTAATAGTCTTCTTTCTTACTGGAAATTAGTAAAAAAATATGATCCATCAGAGATCTTAAAAAACAAAAAAGATGAGGCAACATAATGGTAAAGATGACAATCGAAGGCACAGACTACGACACAGATAATATGACTGATGCACAAAAAGAATTGATTGAAGTTCTAAAAGTTAATACAACTACATCAAATGTAGTCAACCATATGTTACAATGTGTGAACGCAATAGGTAGAGTTAAAGTTGATGAATTAAAGGCTCTCCTATCAGATGGTAAAAAAGAATAATAGTAAACGTAGACACAATTCTAGACGCTACAGAAGTGGCTTAGAAGAAACCCTTGCTGACTACTTAACACATCACCAAAAAGAAGTACGCTACGAAATACTGAAGGTCCAATGGGAAGACTTGCGG